TAAGAATACTCTCCTCAAGAATGCGTTGATTGGCACGATCATCTGCTTCCTTATGAAGTGGATTACCATTTACCTCAATATCAAAAATATTTGGTTTGATTCCACGACGAACCAAATAGTCACGACTATTCACAGAGAACTCAATCTCTACCAAACAATCCCTCTCATTTGTGGCATTCGCAAGTTGTGGTTTATTGATCTTACGAAATGGTTTATTGAATAATACAAATGTAAGCGCATCCAGCATTGTGGACTTTCCTGCTCCATTTGTTCCAATAATTAAATTAGTATGATGTTGTTGAAAGTCAATCTCTGTAAACTGATTGCCAGAACTTAAAAAGTTTTTATATCTAATCTTTTTGAAGGTTATCATTCTTAGGGGGAATCACAATGTCATTAGGTGTAATAATCGTATACTTATACGAATAATGTTTACAAGTTTTTATAGCAAGGTCATCATCAACTTCTACAACATCCATATCAGCATCTTCTTCGTCATATAGCATCATAGCATATCTTTCAGCATCATCTTCTTCTTCAAACAAAAATAACACTTTATTGCCATAATTATCCTGAACGGCATAAGCACCATCATCTTTACCATCTTTGAGAGTTAGAAGATACATTTACTCCACTTCGCAAGCCTGACTATACAAATCTTGGAAGATACCCTTGATAATGTTTTTGTCAAGATCAAATTCAGATTCATCAATATATCGATTTAGAATTGAAAGTGTATTCTCTTCTTCATCAATATCAAAGTCTTCAGACTCTTGAATTTCAAAGTTTTCAATTATCTTTAAATCATGAACTCCGGCAGTATAAAGTTTATCAATAAACTTCTCAAAATCTTTTGGTTTTGATTTTTTACGAACAATAACTTTTACAATTTTGTTACTATATTCAGTTGAATTGAAGAGTTTATGATTGGTATCTTCATAATAGATATTATAAAATAATTTATAAGGATTGTTAATTGGAGTATGAGTGAGGGTTTCCGTATCAAAAATATGAAAACCTCTCGTATCATTTACATCGTTCCAATAAATCTCATAAGGATTTCCTAAGTAGAAGATTTTTCCGTTATCTGATCGAGTGTGATAGTGTCCCGAGAATACTTTTTCGAACTTCTCAAATAGTTTGCTGTCCATACCGTCTTCCATGACGTGCCCACGATGAGCTCTAAATCCGTTGAGTTCAAGGTGCCCCATCGCACATATGCTAGTTGTATCTTTAATAAGTTTGATACTATTTTCGTAATTTTTTTCATTAATCCATGGGATGAATAAAACTTTGAGTTTAGAAAGATTTACCTCTGTAGGTTCATCGTATACAGAAATGTTATTATAGTCAGATAAAAGCAGACCTGGAGAATTAACTTCATTTGTGTTTTTATAATATGTATCATGGTTTCCCACAATCATATGAACATCATAGTTCTGAAGTCTATCAAATACAACTCTCTTTGACCACTCAAGACTTTGATAATCAATTGACTTACGACTATCAAAGGCATCTCCCATATGAATAACGGTATCAATTCCTTCCTCTTCTAGTGTAGGAAAGAATACATCATCATAGAACTTCTCAAAATAATCATGCAGGTGCTTCGAACCTTTTCTTGCCCCATAATGAGTATCTGTTAAAATTGCTATTTTCATCGATTCTTATATTGAATAGCATCTTTGATACTATTATACTCTGAACTATGTCCAGAAAGCAAGCTATCATCAACCATCATAACTTCATCAAATCCAGTCTTTTCAATAATCTTAGTCTTAATTTCCAACTGCTTCTTCTCCTTCTGTATGCGTCTCAGAAAAGCATAATGAATAATCTGAGTAAAGTATGCAAAAGGGTTCTTTGACCTTTCTGGATCGAAATTATGAATGTATTGGACGCAATTTTCTATCCCATCAGAAATCATATCTTCACGGAACATGTAGTTCACAAAGTTGGGTTTGTATGAAAGGTGTGTTGCAATCTTAAGAAAACACTCACCAAGATAATCTGGAATACGTGGTTTACCTTCCCATCTCTTTCCTCTTTCCTGTTTCGGAAACTCAGTGAGATCTTTATTGAAAGTCTTCATGTATGATTTTTCTACCTTAGTTCGATAGACAATCATTGCCTCCAATAACTCTTTATTGTTTACATAATGTTCTGATTTCTTTTTGGGCATAATCCATTACTCTTTTAAGTATAAGTTATATTAATTATACCACACTTTTAGGGGGCTTGACAGAACCCTTGATTATCAGTAGAATACCTTTGTTAGGGTTGAAGAGAGGGGCTTAGCTTTCTTTAGTATCTTCAAGTTTAAAGATATTCTCTAGAGTCTTTCTTGCTTCTTCTACCGTTGATAAGTATCCCATCTTTCTAGAAGGTTTAACATCACCTTTAGGTTTTTCATTAGAGGACGATTGAGGTTTTAAACCGTCCATATCATCTTCATCTTCAATATAGTTAGTATATATCTCAATCATTCTTTCATCATGAGTTTCTGTCATAGTAAGAATTTTATCAGGTCTTATAATAAAGAAATCATCAGATGCTAATTCCATCCATGATTTAACTTTAACATGCATTCCATGTTGAGAGTGTAGAAGTTTCATTGTGATTGGATTCTGCATCACAACTAAAGGGTCTCCATCATTATCATCAATAGAAATAAGTGACAATACTTCTTCACCAGATACTAGTTTTATAATTGCGTAAAATTCATCTCCCATATTAGTTCTTTAGTGGTATGTTTACAATATCGTAATTAAAATTCTCTTCGTTATAAACTTTAATTCTTTCGATTAGATGATTAAGTGTATAGTTCCTCCTGGATTTGTAGGATATGTCGTCAGCAATGTCATAGAGAGTCGCTTTGGTTTTGTTGTTACCTTTCCTAAGAACCCTTCCAATAGACTGGAGATTTCGAATTCTAGATTTGGATGGAGAAGCAAAAATGACATTGTGGAGATTCTTGATATTAATTCCTGTACTGAATGTTCCGTATGATGCAACAATAATCGCATTATTTTCTTGTTCAGTAATCTCCCTTACTTGTTCTCGATCTTTTGTATCTACGCCACCATGGACAAAAAATACTTGTCTTTCATCAACCGTATTATTATTTATCATGTGATATAGTGGTTCACCATGACCTTCAACTCTTGCAAAAAGAACCAGAGTATTTCCTTTGAGATCTAATGCAAGATTTCTTATGAACTTATTTCTACGTTCATGATTAATAATATACTGAACTTCTTCTTCAAAGTTTTCAAACTTATGTGCTGGGTGCTTCAGTAGAAGTACATTGATATCCAGTTTAGCAACATGTCCCTTTGACATCAACTCTTCGGTACGAATGATTTTGTACGAAGCCCCAAACAATCCCTCAAGAACCCATTTATGTGTTTGTGTTCCGTCAAGTGTTCCAGTAAAACCAAAACGATATTTTGCATCCGCAAGTTTAGACATTATAGATATTAATGACTTTGATTTAAACTGGTGTGCTTCGTCTCCGATAACTACATTAAATCTTTCGAAATATTTTCGGGGGAGTTTGTAAATAGACTGCCAGGTAGTGATGATAACTTGAGAATCTGTTTCTCTTTCCTTCCCTGCATAGATCTTGTGACAATATGAACCTACATCCCAACCATAGTCTGCAAAGTCTTTATACATCTGCTCTACTAGCGAAGTCGTCGGAACGACTATCAGAATATTTTGTTTTTTCTCAACGTAATATCTCACAAGAGAATATATCATCAGAGACTTTCCAGAAGCAGTTGGGGATATCAACAACTTTCTATTATGTTTTAAGGCGTCGTATACTCCCTCAACTTGATAATCTCTCGGAGAATACTTACAAATAGCATTCATATAATCTTTTACACCTTCCTTTGAGATAAAATTATTCGTCTCAAAAGGAAGACCATAATACTTATTATCTACAAACTCATAAGTATATCCATGATCATCGCAAAACTTTGTGACCTTATCTAACAACCCAACGTAAATCTCTCCAGTTTGGGTATTAAATAATCTTATCTTTCCATCCCAGTATTTACTACGATACGAGGACATAAACTTTGCACCAGGAACCTCAAAGGTAAACTGGTCTGATAATTCGTAGTATACATGAGGTTCTGCCTTAACCTGTAAATATACTTCATTCTTTTTTGATATAATCAAATGAGACATAACTCATAGTTTCACCTATAAGTATTTAGTTCGTGCTGTCAAATTGGTGTTCTAGGATAACTCTATAAAAATTATCTCTCATTGCGATTAAATTCATTTGTTCTTCTGGTTCTCCCCCAGACCATTTTTCAACTGCTTGTCCGAGACCATTATGTATGATACGAATAGATTGAATATTCATTTCGATATTATAATAGTTTTCTTCCATTAGTTAAATCCTGCTTGAAACTTGTGCCAGTCTATTGAGTTCTTAATTTGAAAAGTTCTATTTGAAACTGTCTTGATAATCTCTTCTAAGAACTTGAGCATTACATCATAATAACGAACTTTTAAATCAATATTATTTAACTTCTCATCGGCATCCATATACCTCTGTAATGCCTCTTTATCTCTAACCTTATAGGGAAATGGTTCTTCTGCATAAACCTCTGCTGTTGCCTTTCCTGTGTAGTAATTATATCTTTCTAATTTTATACGATTATAAGTTCCTCTTGCTTTCTCTCTCAAAAGAGTAATGGTATTATATAATGTATAATATTTTGAATGAAGTTGTGGAATTTTTAATGATTCATCATGTAGATTATCAGGGTCGATTTGAGAATCTTTTTCCCACATCTCCTGAATTTGATCAAGGTTCATAATGGTGTTCTGTTATCAGCAGCTAGGACATTGTAGATAGTATACTTGAAAGTGACCTCTGCTGTAAAGTATCTGATATCAGTATCACTTGCCTGAAATTCTAAAGAGGTCAAATATGTTGGATATAAATCCCTAAACTTTACAATAGCAACATCTCTAAAATTACTATTTAAAATGTGAAGACTTCCATCACTAAACTGTTCTTTTAAATCTCTTACACCATCATCATTCGTTATTAAATCTCTAAATTGTTGAGTTGTTTCTGGAAATCCTAAACCAGTCATCCAATTATGAACTGCCATATAATTTTCCATATTCTCATCAACTAAAAATCTTAAAGTGAAATCTCCATAAGATAATTTATCACCAGGAACATCCAAATCCTTAAGGTATGTTGGTTGAATTGCAGAACCTAAACTAATTTCCGGTATTCTTGCTGAATTACAGAAAAAAGGAATCTTTGGATTTTTTGAAAGAGTAAACTTAAAACCAACCGGTGCTAGAAAGTTTCTATTGTTTATTTGGTTGGGAAAATCGCTGGACATTTTTATTTTTATTTAGATAAAAAAAGAGACCCTTTCGGGCCTCTGTATAAGAAATATGTGAACCGTGGATCACATGAGGTTTTGAACTTTGACTCTTCTGTAGTAACGGTTCTTGTTAGTTTCGAGTCTACCAGAGTTGTTAACTTCTCCAGTTCTTTTGCCATCAGCAAATGGGTTGGAAACAATACCGTAACGAGTCTTGAATCCGATCTTAGGCTGGAAGGTGTTCTCTCCAACTGCACGAACCATCTGAAGAGGAACGTAAGGACAGTAGAACAGACCTGCGTCATAAGGTGAAGCACCCTTATAACCAGCAACATAGTACTGATCAGCAGAAACGTTTGCAGAATAAGGATCAATATAGACCTTATACTTACCAGCAAGTACACCTGCGAAGGTGTTACCGGTGTCATCAACGTTCAGGTTTGCATTGAGTGCAGGGGTGTAATCAAGTACACCAGCCATGGTCAGTGCGGAAGCAACGTCTGCGGAACACAGAATCATGTTGCCCTTTCCTCTACGAGTTCTTTGTGCGATTGCGTTCGCATCTCTCTCGATTTGGAAAATAAGACCTTTGAACTTCTCAACACTCCAACGTCCGTTAGAGTCAACGTCGAGGTCGAAAGTACCACCGGTAGCAACGTTTGCCTGAGCACCAGGTTCTGCAACCTTATAGATGGTTCTGATGACTTCTCTGTTGATTTCCGCAAGAATCTCAGTGGAGAGAATGTTGGCAAGTTCTGCCTCGGCATTCAAACCGTGGATTGCCTTGAGGTCTTGTGCCAGTTCCAGAGAATACTCTGCTTTCAGAGCACGGGACTTAGCAGTAACGGTGACTTTCTCAATCGAGAATGCCATCTCGTTGAAAGTTTGTCCGTCTCCAAGACTTTCGGACATTGATGTGTCCATGCCCTGACCAACGGTATAACCGGTGGTGGTTTGGGTACTAGGATTAAGGAGACCAGGATTAGAACCTCTTTGAGTATCAGTTCCTAAACCAACGGCAGGTCCTTCAGAATTATCAACATAACTTCCAGAGGTAGAAATACCACTGTTGGAGAATGCGGTGTTTGCTTCGTCGAAGAGTGCCTCTTCACCACTTTGATTCGTGAAGCGGGAACGCATTGCGAAGATCAGTCCAGTAGGACCGTTCATCGGTTGAACACCTGCGAGGTCATATGCGACCAGGTTAGGCATTGCGCGTCTGATCAATGAGATCAGAACGGGATCGAAGTTATCGATACCAGCTCCGGTGGAGTTGGTAGGTGCTTCAGAAAGGAATTCTCTTTCCTCTCTGATCATTTTTTCTTGGTTCTCCAGAAGAACTGCGGTAACCATTCTCTTATGAGCATCATTGATGCCTCCGAGACCCTCATGGTTGAGGATAGGTGCCCACTTCTCCTGAAGGTGTTCAGCATTGAAACCTTGCATTTGAATTTACCTTGTTAAAAATTTTAGTTTGATTTATAATTAAAAAATCACTTTTTAGAAACTCTAGTCAGAGTATCGAGATATGATTCCATTAAACCAGTAACTGGTTGTGCAATGGACTCTGAACTCTCAGAGATATTCTCTGAAGTGTCTCTTTGAGAACCGACAGTTTCTGAGAAATAAGAATTCTTCAGAGTTGTAAGTTTCTCTCTATAGTTCTCTTCACTATCAAACTCAACATTTCCGGCAAGATCGGCTAATCTATCCCTTTGTGAAAGTGCAAGACCTTCGGAGACATCGGAGAGGATTGTCTCGGCAACCGACTCGGCTAATCTTTGATTAAGAGCAATATTAGACTTAATTTGCTCGTTGAGTTTATATTCCATTTCATCTAATTTTTCTACCATTGCGGTAGTTACATCATATTTCTCTTCAGGGATGTTTACATAATGATCTTCAAAAAGACTTCTCATTCCAGTCAGGAATGATTCTGACATTTCAGCCTTGAGTCCTTGCTCGACTGCGAGTTGATTTTCTTTAATCCACTCTTCAGCAACATACTCAAGGTATGCATCAACTCTATCAGTCAGTTCTTCTTTAATAAGAGTAACTTCTTCTTCGAGAGTTGTTTCATATTGTGCCTTCAGTTCTTCTTGAACTTCGGCAACTTTTGTCTTGATAGCAGCTTCGAAAATGGTACGTGCTTTCTCTTGGAATTCTTCGGAAAGTTCTTCACCGGCAAGCAATGCATCAACATCTTCTTCGATGTCATATTCTGCTTCGATGACTTCTTCTTCAGATACAACTTCTTCATCAGAAGTTTCTTCCTCGGAAACTACATCTTCGGCAGATGCAGTAGTGTCTTCTTCTTCGACGACTTCTCCTTCAACTTCCTCTTCTTCCTTCATACCTTTAGGCATGGGTTCAGCAGGTTTTGCACCTCTATTCACAATGTCTTTGACAGTTGCGATTTTAGGTTCTGCGAGTTTAGCAGAGTTGTCGTCTACTTTATAGTTTTCTGGAGTGGGACCACCGAGATCTTCGTAACTACCAGTTTGACCAGGGGTCGAAACACCGGAAGCATTGCTTCCAGATTTTGGCATTGCCTCAGATGCAGCAGCTCCTTTAGTTACTACGTTTTCCATTTCTTGTAAATTGCTACCAACGGACATTTTGTGTTATTAGATTTTTTATACTAATATATTTATTTATAATTTAAAGATTTGATAAGAATTCGTTGAATAGGTTCAACTTATGCTCCTCAAGAACTTTTTGGTCAACGAGAGTATTAATTCTCTTCTGAGTTCTTTCTGCGAGTTGCTCACGAAGAATTCCTCCTTCCCAAATCCACTCTTTTCCTTCCATAATTCCTGATACAAATGCATCAGGTGCAGAAGGATCGGCAACGATATCAGCAGCAGTTGCTAACATGAAATCTTCACCAACAACTTTTATACCACCACGGTCTTCTTTTAATGAACCAACACCACGAGAAGAAACTCCAAGCATGACACCTTCATCTAAAAGAGAAGATGCGATTTTACCCATAGGAGTATTAAGGATTTGTGCCTTACCTCTGAAATTACTACCCTCTTGAGTGAGTGAGGTAATCTTATGAGAAACACGATCAAGATTTACGGTAGGTCCATCGGGATGACCAAGTTCTCCAAGAGCACGTCCTTTTTGGACGAATGCTTCATTATATCGACTTACTTCTTTAGAAAGAGTTTCCATAGGATACATTCTTCCATTACGATTTTTGAGGTCTCCTTGCAGGAAAACTCCTTCAATATAAAGTCTCTTATTAAGACCTTTACCTTCAGTAATAATCTTTACGTTTGAAATTTCTTCTGTGATAAGTTTCATTTGTATTAACCTGTAAATCCTATCTTAAATCCTACAACTCCTGCAACTGATGCAGAAATTAAATCTTGAGCACCTTTTTCGAAGAACTCAATTCTAGCAGCTGTAATAGTTACAGTAGCAGTGCTTGCATATCCAGTTGTGGTGCTTTTAGCAACACTGACGGTTGCATTAGATCCAGTGCTATTAAAAACTCTAACTACTGTTGCATTACCTAAAGAGGTTGGTGTATCAAGTGCAACTTCTGTTCCAGTGCCAACCAATAAAGTTCTTGCCATTATTCTTGATCCTCTGATTGTGATTCATCATTAAACATGGATGCACCAACTACTGGTCGAGCATTATCAATATGTCCTGCTGCTTTTGCATACAAGATATCTTTGATTTTGTCACTAATATCAGATGCCGAAGCATCGGACCCGATCAAATTTACAATTTCTTCCATGAAATTTTAATATATCTATATTTTATATTTATATCTCGGCAGATTTGCCATTAACTTCTGTGGAAGATCCGTCAATTTCTGATTCCATAGGAACATTACCCATCATTCCCTGCTCACCTCCTGCTGGCAATGGTTCTCCAGTTATTGGATCAACAGCACTCGGATCGGGAATAATTCCATCTTTGATTTCCTGTTCAATTTGCTCATCCATTTCAATCATTTCTCCATCAGTCTGACGAAGAACTTTACTACGAACCCATTTTTGTGAATAATACTTACCAATATAAGGTTCAATTGATGCAAGAATACCAAGTCTCTCATTGAGCATTTCAGTTTCTTTCAGTTCTGCAAACTGATTATCATATAAGAAATCATATTGAATATGATCACTAATCTTATCCCAATCTTCTACTGAAACAATGTTCTTAAGAATTAATTGTGTCTTTAGCATGTCATTGAACATCTGAGCAAATCTTTTTCTCAGACGACCAACAAACTTAGCAAACTTAAGTTCATCTCTTAAGATTTCAGAAGAACGACCAAGATTAAATCCACCATCAGCAGCAATTCTTGATTCTGGAACTCCAAGTGCTCTATAAAGTTTCTTTTGGAAATATTCAATATCAGCAAGTTCTCCTAAGTTTTGTCCACCAGGAAGTGTAGTGATCTCAGTGCCACGACCACCTTCTCTTCGAGGAAGCCAAAAATCTTCCATCATACTCATGAATTTACGATCATCACGGATTTCTCCGGTGTTTGCATCATAAACTTGCTTGTTACGATAACGATTCATAACATCACGAAGATATTGTTCTGCCTTTACTTTAGGAAGATTGCCAACATCAATATAAAAAATACGACGTTCGGGTGCTCTTGATAATCTATAGATAACCAAAGAATCCTCAATCATTCTAAGTTGATTGAGTGCCTTAATTGCCTTATGAAGATAAGAGAGAACAGAACCTTTATTTCTATCTACCAGACCTGAGGTACAATATGTAATTGCATCTTTTGCAATCTTAGTTCCTTTATTTCCACCACCACCAGTTAAATTTCCTGTTGGATAGTTTGGTTTAGGGGTATACACAAAATATTCTTCAATCTCTGGAGCAATTCCATTTTTTGATTCGTTGCGACCTGGAACACTTGGTCCAATAAGATTTTTATCTTTTTTCTTCTCTTGGCGGACAAACCGCATCTTCATTGGGTCAATATACCTCAGTTCTTTAATTCCTTCCTGAGGTTTCTTAATATCAATTACTTTATGGTAATAAAGTCTTCCATCAACATACCAGTTTCTAAAAATTTCATGTGACTTCTTATCGAAGTCTAATATTTCTTTAATATACTTAAATTCTTGTCTGATTGCCTTCTTTAAATTATCCGTAGCATTTAAATTGGACAATTCAATTTCAATTGGAGAATCATAAAGATCACTCACAATTGCTTCATTTACAACATCTTCGATAGCACCATCCGCTTCTGGATGTAGTGACATCTCTCTGTATCTTTTTATTAGATCAAATTCTGTTCTATATTGACCTTCAATATCTACATATGAACCATAAAATCCACTTGCAATATAGTTATCAACCCCATCCTCGTTATTCACGGGGACGGGGGAAACTACAGATTTGGATTTCTTTTCTACATCATCAATAGAAAAACCAAAAAGTTTTGCCATATTATAAACTAACTTAGACTACTATTTTATTATTTAGGAGATATCTTCACCACCTGCTGATGGTCCATTACCTTTATATGCTTCCCAATAATGGACTTGCATTTCTACGGTAAACTCCTGAATAGTGTCAGTCGTCTCATAACTTAAATCAATTGTTGAGATATTAGTTGGGAAAACATCCTTGAAAATATATTTTCTAAGGACTGTTCCGGTACGATCTAATTGATTTACTTTAGCATCCACTTGATAAAGTGCAGGATCTGTTTCACCAGTTCCGTTATCCAATTTATTAATATAGTTCATCCACTTCTCAAATGCAGATCTGATATTGAATGAAGTATCATTCATTACAGTGATAGTCCATGTTTCGAATGTTCTATCACCTGCAATTTTCAGGATTCTTCCTCTAAAAGGAATATCAATCGGTGCTACTGTTGAAGAAGGTAGTGCTGCTGCTTTTACTAAAAATCTAGCATCATTAAGAACTTCGTTTTCATCCTGAACACCAACACCCGAAGGGAAGGTTAATTCCACTTCGAATAGATTAGGTCTTGCACCACCACCTTTTAATTTACTTTTAAAATCACTAATAGTTCTTAGTGGTAAAGTATTTACTTGCTGACGAGCCATTGTTTCTTAAACCTCTAGATTAAACGTTACCGATTACTTCATCAAATGAAACACCAGTTCTGGTGGCAACAAACGTAAGACCGATGAAGTTGATTGATCTTGCGGGTTTGATAAAGATGTCTGCTACAAACTCATTATTATCTATAATAGCAGCAGTGTTATTTGTCTCATCACAAATAACTACAAAGTCGAAGATTCCTCTCTTTGCCTGGACATCACGGAGGAATGGTTCAACGATGTTCACAAAGTTGGTTCTTGTGATTTCATCATTGAATTCAAAGAGTTGATCTTTTGCAGCAGCAGAAATTGCATCTTCAAGATAGATAAACAATCTACGAACGTTAATACGATCAAATGCCGAAGACTTACCGAATCCAGTCTTATCTCCAAAGAGAACAATACCGGCACCAGGTGAGAAGATTACTGGATTGACTCTATTAGAATACAATCTATCTCTCTGTGCTTTAGATGGAGTATATGCAAGTTTAACTGCATTTAGAATTCCACCACGATTTACTCCTGCTGGTGAGAACCATGGGAAGTTATTTGCATCATTTCTAGCACAAAGACCAGCAATGTCTCCATTTAGTGGAACATATCTGAAGGTATTTGCAAACCTATCAAACATATACTTGTAACCACTATCAAAGATTCCATAAGTTGTCGAAGTGATGGGAGCATAGAAACTGATTACATTATCAGTAATCGTCTCATCTGAATTGATAGTTACTGCTCTATCATTAACATCAGCAGTTCCTGCACCAACATCAGTAATTGCAGCACCTCTATATGGTGAGATGAATGCAATTGCATCCTTTCTTGCTTCGGCAACTGCAATACACTTATTCGCAAGTGCTTGCGCATCTTCCTTAGCATATCCAGCAGATCCCATAAGAATGAAATCTACATTATACTTTTCAGTATTCTCAAATAATCCATAACCACTAGATAATCCACTTAAACCTGCACTTAATGAACCATTACTTTCTATATCACCTGCTCCATCATAATTCCAACCACCACCTAATGTGTTGTTAGAATTACCAGTTGCAGCAAAGGTAATACCTTCTGTATTTTGATCCCAAGATACATCAGTCTCAGGATCGAATCCAGTTCCACCACTAGCAAATCCAGTTGTTACAATACCTGCTGGTGCTGAACCGGCAAAAATATTTGGAGAACCATTTGCAATAAACTTTCTCCAGTATGAAGGAGAACCGAGTGAATACTCTGCATCTTTTGCTTTTGATAGTGATAGATGCTTTTCAAGAACTGTCCCAGAGTTTCCTGTGATATCTCCATCACCATCAACTACAACAACATGAACTTCATCAAATCTAGATCCTCTTGCTGATGCATACTCAGAAGTTCCTGGTCGATCTGCAAGTTCATTCCACTTAATAGTCGATGATGAAGTTAAAGTAAGTGATTGTTGATCAAACCAATCTTTCTGTGCAGTAACAGAAGTAGTTGCATATGATACTGCTTGTCCACTAGTGTGAATTGCTACACTTCCAGTTCCGGAGAATGCATAAACACCTGATGGTTGATAATCTACTTCGGCATTAACTCCTGCTGCAGAAACATGTTCAAGAACTTTTACATATGCATCTGTACCATCAACTTCGGTTACAATACCTTTCAAATAACCGTCAAGAACCGAAGTAGATCCTGCTCCAGGAAGTACTGATGAAATTGCTTGAGTAACACCCATTCCAACAGCAATACTATTTGCTGCAGAAAGTGTGAGAATTTGATCTGCCTTAGCATCAATAATACCAACTCTTAATCCATTTGCCCATGAACCGGGATTTCTTGCGGCAACAACTACATTAGTAATTGTATTTTCGTCGTATCCTAGTTCTTCGTAGTGCTCTAAACTTTTGATCTTGATACTTGCTGCAGCACCAACAAAACCATTTTGTAGATTAGTATCATCTGCTCTTACAACACTAAGTGCTCCACCATATGCCAGATATGAAGAAGCAACTAACCAGTGCTCATAGTGCTTATCTGTATTATATGGTTTTCCGAATAAATCTAATAAGTCTTTCTCGCTTCCGATTACTGTGGGAAGATCAACAGGACCTTGTGCGAAAGGTGCAACAATTGCACCAACACCACTGGAGGTTGGGTCAACCCTACCGACAGTTAAGTCTACTTCTCTTACTACAATACCAGGAGATGCTAAATTTAGGGGCATCTTGTTTTTTCCTCGCATCCAATTTACCTAAAAATATTTAGGAAAAGGGGCATTTCTAGTGGGGAAACGATGCGTGAATACTTACCAATCAGGATATTCCCATCTTAAATTGCTCTTTCTACCTTTACTTACTCTTTTAACTGTACATTCCTTGCATTCATATGAATATGATGATGGTAATGTTTTTCTACCCTTTCGAGTCAAATAAAAATCATCCATCAAACTTTTAACCTTTCCACAAACTCTACATTTTCGGTCAAAAAATAATAAATGTTCTAATTCAATTTCATCATCAATAGACACTACTTATAATCCCACATATAAGACATATCACCATATTCATCTGCATACCATCTATCTCCAGAATCATCTACAAAACTTGCTTGAATATTAATCCCATCCTCAATAAATCCAAATGGTGCCATATCTTGGTCAATTTGATTTTTTTGCTCTTCATATATTCTCTTTCTTACATCATTATCTGTCATCTCCTTGAAATATTCTTGTGCTACTAACCAAGAGAATATTACAAGACACATTGCCAAATCGTCATTACATCCTTCTTCTGCCTCAAAAGAATTTCCTTTTTGGGAAAATGTAGTTAGTTCTGATATAATTTCATAATCCGATGCAAGTAATTTATCATCTTCTATAAGAGTTTTGAGATTAGAACAACCCAATTTTTTAACTGCTGCAGTTGTTCTGACACCAAGTTGTGATTTCTTTCCACTAAATCCTGATCCGACAACTTGACCATTGCGACCTCTCATGGCACACATAAGAATATTTTCATATTCCAAATCATATTGGAGAATACTAGCAACCTGATCACCAATATCATTTACCTCTATCAATAACCAAGAATCATTATACCCTTTTGCTACATCAAATATAATATTAGGAAATAGCATTGGTTTAATTTCATTATTTCTATACTTTGCAACTACTCTATAAGGAAACTCTGTAATATCAAAAACAATAAATGCTGAGTAATCATTACCAAGACCACGAGCAACGTCAACCGTAATTAGATAATTGTGTTCTGGAATTGGATTTTCATAGACATCTAATCCAGCATTTCTTTTTAATGGATCTTCATATATTAAAGTTTTGAGTTTTGATGGGTTAATAAGAGTATTAACAGAACCTAAGAACTCGCATTCAAACTCAACACGGAACTGTGCTTCTGATGTGTTTGCAATTGTCTGCTCTTTCCAAACTACATCTCTACCAGGAACTTCTGACCAGTGAACCTCTGTGGGAATATATTCGTTTTTATTTCTTTCCGCATCATGCCACATACGGTAGAAGTGATTCATACCATGCGGTGTAGATACAATAATTACTTTGGTGTTCTTACCAGAAGTAATAGTAGGATAAACAGATGCAAAGAAGGAGTCAGCGACGTGATTAGGGACGAATGCGAATTCGTCGAGAAAGAGGATATTGAACGACATGCCTCGGACAGCACTCGCAGATGTAGAAGCTGCCAATATCTTACTGCCATTTTCTAATTCGATGTTTCCTTTGTTCCATACCAAGATACCTTGTTGCATCCATTTTGGCAAGTTTTCGAATGCAGTTGCTAGTCTTGCCAACAATTCTCTAGCAGTAGATGCTTTATTTGCCAGAATACCAATATTTACACTATCATTAAAAAGTGCATAGTGCAAGAGATATGATACGACAGTAGTAGACTTACCAGTCTGACGTGGCATTTTACAGATATTAAACCTGTTATTATGAAAATTATTAATTAGTTTCTCTTGAAAATGATAAGGATGAAACTGTGTTAATCCCTCATCAAGAGAAACAATTTTAATATAATTATTAGCAAAATACACCGGATCTTCTTTACACTTGAGAAACTCAATGACTTGTTCCTCAGTGAATTGGATCGGTGTATTTGCTTTCTTTAATAGTGGATTACCAAGATATACGTCACTCATAAAATCAAATTAACAATTCCAAGCTCTTAATGATTTAGACAATCTATCATCTCCAGTATTATTAGACGGTTTTTGCCTCTTTCGCATTCCCTTCATTCTCGCACAAAAACTTTTCCTACGAGGATTACCAACTTTTTTACTAGGTGCTTTTAGATCAGAACCAGGATTTTCTGCTTCATAAGACTTGCGTCCCTTTTCATTAAGACCACCTTTCTTATTCTTACCCGATTTTTTAGTCCAGGCAGCACCTTCTCCAAGTTTACTTCTATTGTCTTTTTCTTTTTCTGCTAATTTTGGATTTGCTTTTGCCCAATCTTTGTTTATGGGACTTAATTTTTTTCTTTTAAACTCTGGAGGATTATCAGATTTGTTTGCTAATTTTGGGTGATTTTTTCTCCACTGGTCCATTGGACTTAGTTTTTTTTGTGTAGTTTTTGAAACTCTTTCTGTATTAGAACGGGAAGGAGATGTTGTTGTTTTTTTATCGGGTGCTTTTTGACCACCCTGAGACATCAGAGCAGCAGCAACACCTGCACCAGCAAGAGCACTTTTCCATCCTTCATCAAGTTCATTTCTCCAATCTGAAGCACCTTCAAACCTTACCTTTGGTTTTAGTTTCTTACCATCAGGAGAAGGAACAAAAACTCCAGTCTCTGAAGACTTCATGTCATTAGTATCTACATCACCATCAACATCAGCATCAACTCTTCTCACTGCTTTTGCCGTAAGTTTTTTTAAGTTGCCACCACCAACTTTTGATTCTTCTTTTTCTTCTGCATAATTTCCAGTCTCTTTTGCTTTATCACGAAGTGCCCGAATTAATTTGCTGTCCCCAGGTGCATCTCCTGGTCTTTTATTTAAATTTTTTCTTCTTCTCTTTTCCATTTCATAACGATTTGCATCGGAAATATTCTTTCTTGGAACTTTTTTACCAGTTTTTTCTCCGATATCAGTATCATCTTTCCTTTCTTCAATATGCTCACCTTCAAGTTCTACATGTGCTTTTACACAAGAACCCTTTTCTCCTGGAATAGAACCTTTCTTTCTCTTATACCCTTTCCAGCACTTTAGTTCATCAATAGTTTCGACTTCTTCTTTTTTTAATTTCTTTTTAAGTCTATCTATACCCTCTTTTGTTCTTTTAGATGCAGGTCCAGCATTCCACTGTTTTTCTTTTGGTACTTCAGGACCTTGCACTTCGGTAGTCTTTTTAATTTCAAAACTCGGTGACTCAGAAATCAAAGGTTCTGCTTTGATAATATCAACGAACTCATATTCGGTTGCTTGAAAATCATCTTTCCAATTAGAATATTGAAAACTGTCTGAAACTGCTTGCTTTTTCAATTCTTCGGGTTTTGTGATTCCCTTGAGGAACTTCTCTTTATTTTTATTTAAAGTTTTTTTTGCACTCTTTCCTGCTGCCGCTCTTGCATTAGACACAAACGTCTTATAATCAATCTCTTCACTCTTATTTCCCCAATTAGCAGCACCTTTCTTACGACACTTTACAAGTGCTCCGGATGCATATGCAGAAGGCCAGACACTATATCTACTCTTGACTTTCTTATAACAGGCATCTTTTTCACCTGCCTTTTCTACTACAGTTTCTTCTGTCTTCACGTTGATTGCCTTCCCTTTTCTATTTGGATTTGGATCTTGACGTTGCTTTCTATTAAATGCTTTTTGTTCTTCCTTGTCGTCTAAATTTGCGGCCATTTTACTGGATCCGCATTTTGGTTTTGTGGTTTGTCCTGGTTGTTTGGCACAGGGTTTTCCGGCATATTTACCACCCAATTGAACCCAACCAGGCTTGCCATCACTAGACCTACTCTTGCCAAACCAGTCACGCAAAGAACTATCACCAGATTTCGATTCACTCATTCCACCTCCGTTGGATCCACCATTGCCACTCCCACTACCATTACCACCATTGCCATTACCATTACTATTGGTACTATCATTTTCATTATCATCTGTAGAGTTTTCATTTTCTTTACGAAGATATCCACCAGATGCAATACGATACCCCATTGGAATTCGTTTGCATTTTTTATCTGTATAGCAATAATAATATCCTTGCTTACACTTTTTCATTAATGAAAAGTAGTCTATTCTTTATTATTTAGAAAACCTTGCTTTAACATTTTTTGAAGTTCTGATGTAGACCCAACAAACACTGCATTATTAGTAACATTGTTTGTAGTCTTCTTAGTTTCGTCCTCTACTTCTTTTAGTTTCTTTTGTAAATCCATCAACTTGTCAGTAGTATCTGCAACACTCTTAATCAACTGCCCTGCGACCTCATATGCTCTTGGACTGCCTCCTTCACCTGCTACCTCCATAATGCCGTTAATTGCCTCCTGACCCTTCTCTATAAGGGAGTAGAGGTTCGCACGAGTATAGGTATAATCTGTATCTGTATGATCATCCTTTGATTTTACAATCTCTGGTTTTTTGATTGGTTTTGACTCGACAATATCACTCTCAATATTCAGAGCCTTATCGATTGAATCATAATTATTCATAATAGATTAGTAATCCTCTTTTTTAGTGGGACTGAATTCTTTAGAGTCTCCTAAAAATTCCCAACTTTCTGTAAATCCAAAATCATCACCAGGTTCTGCATCAATTGGATCAGGAACAACAGTATATCTCATTTCACGTTTTGCTGTTTTAGTATTTGTATCAGCATATAAATCAACCTGAACCTTTCTAATAAGTCCATCAGTGCTATCTGCAACAGGACCGAAGAGATAAGTTTTTGCAGTAAATCTTATAGTATAAATTAATGCTCTGCGAGTTTGGAATGATCCCTCATAATCATCTTGAAAATCAATACTATCTAAAACAATAGGAACATCTCTCTTTTCACCAATAGATTCTACTAAATCTACAGTAACATTAAATGATGGTTGAAAAAATGGTAGTATTTGTTCAACTATTTGGAGAGCATCATCATTTAATTTAGAGAAGATATTCAACTCAAATCCAATATTATATGGAACGGGCATAAAAACTTTTTTTACCTTTCCATTTTTGTCAGTTGCTTTAAATGTCTGTACTATTCCAGTTTTTCTATCACCATCATATTGAATACTACTCATTTCAAAAGACATTCTTGGTAAAGTAATTGCAACAGGTTTTGTTAAATCTTCCTGTTGTTCAATTTTTGCAAGAAATTTCTGCATTGGTCCATAAGAAAGACCAACTTTCATATCAGAAATTACATCATCAGAATTGTCTTTATGTTTGATGTGAATATCATTAAAGAGAGTTCCAAATGCTATAATTGTTTTTCTAATTATTTCGTTATAATAGTATGTTCCTAACATTAATATGTACCAAAAGGATTTGTTTCTGTAAAGTCTAATATTTTATCTGCTTCTAACTCAAATTCACTGTTATCGGAATATTCATCACTTGTAGAAGTATCTAAATCATATGACTTTAAGGTATAAGTTGCAGATGAGGAAGAACCAACTATATTTTCTCCTTCACTAAATGTTCCACTATTTAGTGAAACTCTGAGAATCTTATCAATATCTTGTCCTGGATTAGTCCAAGATTTGACTTCTGCAGTAACTCCAGAAAGAGAACCAGTAACTGTTTCTGAAACAATATAAGTTCCAATTCCTACAGCAGGTGGTGAAGAAACTGTAATATTTGGTTTAGAAGTGTATCCAGAACCTGCATTTGTTAATAATACTTCTGACACTCTTCCATTGAAAATTCTAGAGATTGCCGTTGCAGTTGTTCCTCCACCGACTGGTGCATCTATTGTGATGGTTGGTGCTTCATAATATCTATCTCCCTTATCTGTAACTTCAATCTTAAGAATAGGACTTTCTGCTATGACACAAGTAGCAATTGCTCCAGAACCACCTCCTCCAGCAATAGTTACCGTAGGAGGTAAGGTGTATCCATATCCAGTATTTGTAATGACTATTTCTTTGATTGATATTGCATCACCAACTGATGTAGTTATTGCAACTGCGGTAGCTGTCAGAGAAAATTCATCCACTCCTGTAGCACCTGTAACAGTACTAAAATCTATATCTCCAACATCATTAGGAGGACTTATTGTTACTGTGGGTATTCCTGTGTAATTATTTCCATCATTTAGTAGGACAACATTAGTAACACCCGAGAAACCTGGAACAAGTATTGAATCACATTCTGCAGTTCCACCAAAAGCAACCAATCTCAAATCGGTAATATAACCAACATCTTCTAGAACCTCATCAATTTCAGGAATTCCAGTATCAATTTCCTCATCTTCATATTCAAAGAGTTCGCAAGATAATTCATAAACGTAGTTTCTACCTAATTGGTAAAATGGTTTTTCTACTTCAACTCTTTTAATTTCAAAAAACCTTTCACCTAAAGGAAAATAAACTAAATCTCCTTCTTTTGGTCTATCAACAAATGCCAGATCTTCTCCTGGATAATATACTCTGGATATTGAAGCAATCTCTGCTAAGTATGGTGAAATTGATTCTTCAAATCTTTCTTTTGAAAGAACTAAAGTTATTTCATTTTTAAGTCTTAGACCAAATTTGGTCATGATATCACTATCAGGTGCATATCCGTCATAATTATTTAAATATGCTTCAATTATAAAACTTGTATCAAATTTTGAAGACTGAACTTCATTAAGTATATCATCAGTTTTCAATAGTTTTCTTGGAATATAGTAAACCTCTATTCCATACATTTTTAACTGTTCATTTACCAAGTCTTGTACAAGACTCTGCTCACCAGATGAACCTTGAAGAAAATAGGGATTCAGTGCCATAATTATCCAATTAGATCTAAAGGTGGTAATTCATATTCAGAAGACATTCTTTGTTTTATATCTTCCAAATCCCTTTGAGCATCTTCATATATTTGTCTTCCATTTAATTCAATTCCACCAGGAAGTTTAACTCCATTAAATTTAATTAAATTTTGACCCCATTGTCTTTTTATTAATGCCGTCAAGTATTTTTTTACAAATGAATCATTATATACCTGAGTAAATGATTCCGGATCTAATGCTCTGTAACAATCGATTACAAAAAATGTATCTTTAGATTGTGCTCCCCAATCTATATCTAAGTATAATCTATCTTGCCTTTTGTTGTATCTTATCTGTTTATCTGTGGTAAGTAAAAAATCAATATCTTCGAGATATCTTTTAGTCATTGAATACTGTAAAAGATCTACAGAATTAAAAAAATATAAATCATTCAAAAACAATTGATATTTAATACTAAACATTCCTCCGGAAATTGCACTAGTGTCAAATTTAAATACTTTTTCAATTCCTATTACTGAATCGGGAACTTGTATATAATTTGAATTTTCGTAGAAATTAAAAGTAGTTGCAGTCCCTACAATATTTGAAGTTCCAGTCGTTGTTACAATTCCAACCCCATCTGTCCCATCGGCAGTTCCTCTATCAACATCTTCCTGTGATACTTTATATTTTAAGTACATTCTCTCGACACCATCAAAGTGTCTCTCATTAAAATATTGAATAGTATCATCGACTAAATCATCTATCTGATCATCGTCAACATTAATCTCTAATACGGGAGCACCCAATTTTCTAAGACAATAATCAATTAATCCTTGCCTTGTACTTGGTTTTGCCATTAATATTCTCCCCCATCAAGGATACTAGTCCAAGTAACAATTCCAGTTGGTTCATCAGTTGTTAATATGAAATTACTTGTTTCTATTGCCGCTGCAGTGCTTCCACTACTTACTAATTTTCCTTCTGTTGTAAAATAACCAACTCCATTTGGACCATTGAAATTATTTTCATAAATTAAGTATTCGTCAACATACAGTTCTGAACCTACAAATAAATCACCTCTAAATGTAGTGATACCAATAACATCAAGATTTTGAGTTGTTGTTGTATCAGTTACATTAATATTTCTAACAAATCTAAATGTATCTGTTGTGATGAATTTAGATGTATTTGCATTGTATTCTAAGACGAAACCATCTGCTAGAGATGATACATCAACATCACTTAGATCTACAATTCTAGATACAGATGATCCACTAATGTTCGAAAGAACTTTTATTACTCCTTGTCCACCAATTCTATCTGGTATACTTGGCATTACCTTGTTACCCCCGCTCTTACTAAAGCCATACCCTCAACTGCTTTGTATTTTTTTCCTCCAGAATCTAATCCCCCAATTTCAAAAAGAACATCATAAACATATCTACCAGGGGTTATATTCAGAGTTTGCTCATCAGTTAATGAAAGTTCAATAATACCAACTTCAGGATCTAAAATTGTTGAAGCAAAAGAAACTGATTTTGAACTAGAGGGACTTTTTCTTAACTGTGCAGTAACACCGTATCCAGTAATATTCAGACTGGAATTAGTTCTAGAGTCACCTAAGGCAAAAGAGCTGGAAAAATCAAATCCCTGCTCAATCACAATATTAGATGCATAAACTGCCATTATCTTTATAAATTATAATCCTTTAGATATTTATATGAATTATTGGTAGCAGTTATTTGTTTAAAAAATCTTTGAGTAAATTTTTTATTTCTTCAATATCTTTTTTCATATTATTTAATTCTTCTTTCTCGGATTTTTTTCTTTTCACCTTGCTCATATATCTATCATAAGCAATATCATCACAATTAACAATTGCTCCAGTATCCTCATCCCTATAAAGATGAGGATGATCTTTGACCTTTATTAAATTCTTCATGCTAATGCAATTGTTCGAAGATCGCTAATAATTGGTGCATTTGCCTGATCAGTTCCCGACATAATAATCTTAATTGAATAACCACTAAATTCTCCTAAGTTATCAGCACTAAACTCATATTCTAAGAACTGATTAGCAGAACTTGCAGGAACTTTAACATCAGATTTTCCGTTATTTAAAGATGGATCAACAACTCTAAATCCACCATCAGAAGTTGCCTCAAGATTCTCATATCCAGGGAACAATTCAAATTCTTGTTCTATCTCAGAAGAATCATCTCTAACGAGACTATAAAGAACTCTAATGTCAGAAGAAGCAGGTCTATATGCTCCAAGTATAACCTTCAAAGAAGATGCTGGTTTAGATAGTCCAATAGTATCAGAAACATAGATTGCTGAATGTGGATCATCTAAAATAGAATTTACTCTAGAATCTGAAGCAAAGTCAGTAACAGGTCTATTCAAATAGTTTGATGCGAATTCAATAGTAGAATCTTCTAGATTTATAATTGGTGATAAGTTTTCATCTGTACTGTTTAATGTAACTGCCGTAGTAAATGATCTTCTACCAGAAACATTATTAAATGCTGGTTGTTGTAATTCATTTACTCTAGAACATACTATTCTGGTTGATTTTAAATTATTAAAAGAATTTAATTCTACTGGTTCTACTTCATTTAGAAGTTGGAAAGAAGTTTCACTACCATCAATACTAGTTCCTGTTGTTGTTCTAACTACGGCACTTACTGAAGTAGTGTCTCCAGGTGCCTGAATAAAGAATCTTGGATTTACTGAATTAAATTGAATATTCTCAGTTGCATAGACATTATTTCCACCACCAATAAATTTTCTATCAAATGATAATTGTGGTAAAGTTGTAGTATCTGCAGACCTATTCACTCCATATGTAGCACTTCGGTCTACTTCAATATAATATCCGTTAGAATCAATTCCAGTATCAGAAATATCATAAATTACATTATTAATTCTTCTTAAAGATACTCCATTAAACTCATACTTTTGAACCTTAGAATTAGTTTCGTGTGATTCAATTTTTCCTTCAATACCTCTACCAAGAGTTCCTAATTCATTTGAAGATGCCGTTTGATATGATATAACTTCATCTCCAATCTTTACATATCCTGGATTAGAAGCACTAACAGTCAATCCCTCAAAAGTTTCAAAAACGGAAGAATCTTCAACAAATATTGTATCTGATGTTGTTAATAAGTTTGCAGTGAGAATTGATGGTGAAATATCAGATTCAACCCCATTCAATTGCAATTTATTATTATTAGCATACATTCCATGATTAAAATGACTTACTTCTAAGAAATTTCCAGAATTTGTACCAGATCCTTCGGTTGCATTTAAAATAGTAGTAGAACCTAAAGATACAATAGTTGTATCGGTATCGTAATAACTCACTCCAGCACCAACTGGAAATGCATTTCCTCCACCAACTTCACCTTGAACATCAGACAAGTAAAGTGTATCTCTTCCAGTAATTGCACTAATAGTAATTAATGCATTTCTACCTGTTGCATTACTAGTGATAGTCACTACATCACCAACTTCATATCCAGTTCCATTAGCAGTTTTTGTGAGACTGGTGATTGCACCATTTCCATCTACACTACTAATAGTAAATTCCAACCCACTACCATTTCCGACAATATTAGTTGTTGGTCTGTTAGTCTGGGTAGTATAATTTACTCCACTATTAGTAGTTGTAATACCAGTAACTGGTCCACCCGCATACTCAATATAACCATAACTATCTGGAATAGAACCAGCAATTTTTCTACCAGTATTTAAAATATCAATCAACCCAGAATCTGTGAATGTTGTAACACCAAGAGTAGTAGTTTTTGGAAGACCTGTAACTGGATTTGCGAGTAAATTATTTACATATCCATTACTTTGATCTAAAGGTGGATTTCCAAAATATGCAATACCAGTATTTGCGGTGAATTTTGCTTTGTAAAGTTTAAATTTAAGATCTAATTCTTGTGTAGGTGTCCAAGTAGATCCATTTTGAGATTTAAACAAACTACCAAGTGCGAATTGTTTGGTGTAAATTACTGATTCTGCATCAGGTAGAGATTGTGTATTAACAGTTTTCTCTCCCATTTTCGCAATCCAAACTTCATATTCATCTGAAGTGGGTGCAAGTAAAACCACAGCATATTCATTACCTGGAGCAAGATATTTTGGTTCATCAAATGTAACTCTTGTTGCAGTTTCTCCAGTTGTTGATGTTGTAATTTGATCTGGATATAATGTTTTAGATTCACCAACCAAATTTAAAGTTGGGATACCGAGTTCTACTGTTCTTATTTGAACTTCAAGAGGTTCACTGCCTGCTGGTTTGTTGGCAAAAAAGATATCCAATTCGGTAAGAACTACACCCTTATCATCACTACTAAATCCATTTAAATCTGGAGCATCAATATCTCTACCAACAACAAATGATTGTGCAAGAGGATCCGACCTTCTTGCTCTTACAACTTCACGTCTAGTTGTTGTTACAGTTGTAGTGCGTCTTACTGTAGTTTCAATAGTTGTAGTTATTGTAGTTTGTATTTGTCTTGTTAGAAGAGTTCCAACAGCACTATAAGATCCTTGACCGGTAGAAATTAATTTACTTCCAGGTAATGGTTTCTTATTTGTAGAACTACTAGTTAATAAGTATGTTTTTTTACCAGTAAGAAGTCTTGGATTTGGTGCTGGATTTGTATTTGGATTCTTGATAAAGAATGAACCAAGTAAATCTCCATAATTATCAGTTATCAATCTTAATTGTTTTACATATGCAATTGCACCACTCGTCTGTCCAACAATCTTTGCTCCTTTGGCAACATATCCAAAAAATCTTCCCTGTGCTTCATCAGATAATGAATTTAGGTCAATATTTAATGTTTTAGATGATTGACTGTATGAAGTTGGTAAATTTTCCTTTCTTGCATAAGGATTGATGTTGTAAGTTCTTGATGGAGATTTAAAAGATCCTTCCTTATGATTAGACTTCGCAAGTCTAAAACGACCTATTTCATTACTACCTTCATATACCTTTATTGTTTCCCCAGACGTAAATGCACTCTCCGAAGAACCAGAAGTTTCTAAAGATGTACTATTTGCAATCTCTAAAAGTTTTGGTATAAAGTCTACATTACTATGATTATCTAAGAACTGATAGTGTCTTGTTAAAGGTTTTAATGATCTTCCAAAGAAAGAAACATTTCTGGATCTGATATATTGCTCGTCACCACTAGAAATAAGAACATCTCTAGATCTTACATTAACTCTAGTTCTAGAAGTTGTTGTAGTCTGTGTTCTAGAGTTTGTACTACTTCTCCAATCTGTTCGTTGTCTTGCTCCTAGTCTACCAAGTACTACTGCTGTTCTTTGAGGCCATCCACCATTATTCCATGGACCTATTCCAATGCTGGGTCTGATAAACCCTCTAAAGAAAACTGGTGCTGCTGGTGTTTGTTCTACTGGTCTTGTTACCGTATTCCTTACAGTATTACGAATAACATTTGTAGTTCTTCTTGTTATATTCCTAACGGATGGTGGAATATAAATGGTTCTAATCCAAAAATCATTCTCTGGGGATAATTTTACACTTCCAACATATTCTACTACATGGAATGGATTAACATTTTCGACACGAGTAGCAAGTGGTTGCTCTAACCAACCGATAGAATCGTATTTTAGAGTAACAACCTTCCCAGTTTTTTGGATATTTGGATCTAATAGTTCAAAGTTAGTTGTCAAATCTAAATCTTCTTCAGAAATTTCGGAAGAAGGTAAAACTCTTTGTTTTAATGAATTAGAAAGAAGTCTTGGTCTCAATTGACCTTCACTAATATCTGCTGATGTTAAATTTTGATCACTACTTGTTCTATCAGTAAAATTATCTACAAAGAAACCAGACTTAAATCTATTATTACCATCTTCATCTTCAATACGCAATGCTTCAGTACTTACCTCTAATAAACTTAAAGATGTAACTTTTTCCAGGTTTTCTATTCTATCTTCAAGTTGGCCAATATCCCTCATGGTATATCTTCTATTATCAACCAAATTAATAGAAACATCATCAGGATCATAAAGATATGGTGGAAGTAAAATAGTTCCCAATTCCATCAAACTTTGATCATTACTTGGAGATACTTTTGGATCCTTTGCCGAAACACCTTTACTAACAATAAGATTTTCAAACTTATCAAGATATAATTTATCAATTCTTGGGAGATAAAAATCATATCCAATTATTGAACTTTCACCAGGTTTTAAGTTATAATCTGTAGCAAAAGTTCTTGAACCAAAATCAAATGGTGAAGCAGTTGTTGAAGAATAATCGACAACTCTTGGTCTAAAATCTAATGTATCGGAAGCTCTAACATTATTAGGTCCAATTGTAGGAATATCATTTAAAAATCTATCAGCATCATAACTTAAAACCGTAAATACATCTCCATTATCTGATGCCGGAACTACATAATGATCAAAAACGACTAATAGTCTCTTAGATGGTTCTGAATCTGTTATTCTAATTAATCTTGAATAATCATAATATTCATTTTTTTGTCCACCATCAAGAACAAAATTATCTGTCACATTATTATATTTTCCTAATGTAATAGACTGAACGGTGGAGGTAATATTAGATTCTTTAAATGTTACAGTTTCTCCAGCAATAAAAGTATTTTGGTTTAGATATACTACACCTAGTTTATTGGCACCACCTGATGATGGTGAGGAACTATTATTTGTTACGACTCTTCCAACTGCTCCACTCTCAGAACCAATTATATTTTCTCCAATAATAGCATCTGTTCCAACATTGGATATTGAAGAGAATTCAATTGCATCTAGTGTAGGATCTGCAGTATTCGTTGATTCATATACTACAAGAACTTTTGAAACATCAGGAACATTTAATGAAATTTGATCATCTTGAACTCTGAGTCCATAATATTGATTATATGTTAGTCCATCATTAATTGATATGCTAGATGCAGATCCAGATTGTGCTAATTTTGAAAGATTAACTACTTCTATTGCACTTCTAGTAAATTTTTTAATTTTACTTTGAATTCCATTCTTTTTGAGAGTTGCATTTACAACTATATCTGATTGACCAGAGGTTAATCCTTCAATTTCGACTCCAGTTCCCCCTCCAGTAAGAGTAAACGCATCAGAAGTTATTGTTCCAATTCCACCCCCAGTATAATGAACGGAATATCTTTCCTGATCAAAAGATTCGTAAAATGCACTTGTAATACCAGTTGGTAGACCAAATACCAAATCTCCATCACCATTAGTTGATTCTGCAGTTATTTGAGTTGTTATTGCTAACTGTGAATTTGAAAGATCTACTAAAGAGATATTAGATTCTGGAAGATTTGCATAAAGAAATCCATTTTCACTATTTCTTATTTTTGGTACTCTTAGATTTGCCGTATAATTTCCATCAGTAATTACTGGATTACCATCAAAAACTCCACTAACATCACTAATAGTTGCAAGAGTTAATGTTGATAAGTCTTCAGAAATGGCTGAAATTCTATTATATTTTAAAGTACCTGATTGTATAACACTAATTACATCATTCACTTTGACTCCAGAAAATAATTTCCCTGGACATGTCACTGATCCGGAAGCAATATTAACTTCCGTAATCCCATTAGAGAACTTTTTAGGACTTAAAACTGCATCTGCAAAGAAATTTGGAAATCCTGATACACCCGATTTTGTAACAGCTTTGATTTGGTCAGTTGTATTTTGTGTAAAACTTGCAATTGTTAATGCTGTTTCAATTCCATTAACAATTAGTTTTTCTCCAGTTGCAAAAGTTCCTGAAGTTTGAGAAAGATCTAACTCTGAAGCAGAAGCACCAAGAACAACAAAACCACTTGCTCCACTACTTTTTCCTTTTATAAAGGAGGAAGTTGGAATTTCAGTTGCCGTTACACTTCTATTAAAAACTACATTTGTATAAGTTTGAATATCATAAAGATATAAATCCCATTGAGTTGCTGCACCAGAATATGCAGCATCAGTCAAATTAAATGTATATACTCTCGCAGCACCAATTACACTACCTCCATTAAGTCTATTTTTTAAGTCAACAGTGTCATTTTCTTTTGGAGCACCACTGACATTATTAACTCTAATTAAATGCCCCATCTCAAATGGGATACTATTACTACTTACACTTTCAGTATCTCTTGGTTTTTCTACGTCTACAGCAGTTTCTGTATCCAAAGTAACATCATACCCATCAACATATGCTCTTCCAGGACTTACCTGCAAACACATTAGGTCATCTGATGGAATATTTCCTTGTTCTGTAGTTTCTCCTTCTAAATATAAACCATCATTATCTATTTGATCATTTAATGAATTGAGTGCTTTAACATCAAACTCATCTACGGCATAATGACCAGATTCATCAAATGTTCTTTCTGCAATATAATCTCTTATTAAATTATAGACAGGTTTATTTTCAATTTTTTTAATTTTTCCTTCATCTACTCTTAAAATCTCTACAAAATCAGTATCTGTATTATTAGATATTTCTTTTTTTGTGAGTGTTAGTGCTATTTTTAATCTATCTGCTCCTGGTGCTGCAAAATTACTGAAACCACTGGCATTATCATATAATGATGAATCATCCTTTGCATTTACAATCGTTTCAGATATTTTTAATCCTACTCTATAAGAAGGAGTATTTGTATAATAATCTAGTATGAGTGTTTGCTTAGAAACTTCTACAAATGTTCCTCTAATAAAATAAACACCATTATCAATAAATGCTGCTGAACCAATAGATATTGCACCTTCTGATATTAATGATGCAAATGCAGTACCTGCGGTAATTGTGGTATTACCATATGTAACATTTTCACTTGCAAATAACTGTTCCCCATCTTGGAAAGTATCTACTTCTGCATCGTCTCCGGATTCTCCATATTTTACATAAATTGTAACATCAGTTACTAAATCACTATCAGATGTAAGCGCAACCTCTTGAACAGATGCTGTTACTCCTGAAAGTTGACCTGTGATTTTCTTTCCAATAAAATTCTTAATATAAACAGATATATCTATCCCTAAATTGACTGAATTTAATTTTACTGCCGAAAATTGATTATCAAAAGTCACCGATCCTGGAAGAACCATGGATCCTTCTTTGAAAATATTACCACCAAAAGACTCTACTTGATTTTGTAAAATAGACTGAAGAGTTGTTAATTCTCTAGCCTGAACTGGAAATCCTGGTTTAAATAAAACCTTATAAAAGTTTTTATCCCCATCAAAATCATCATAATATGGGCTGATATTTAAGTCGGTTTTTTGTGCCATCTTTTTTTAGAATTCCAGAATAATTTTAATGTCTTCTTTCTGTCTAGAGTCTCTCTGAACAGTGGGTCGGTTATCGATGTAAATTACAGTGCCCGTCTTTTTATTTATCTCTGGATTTGCAAGACCATTTGTAAATGTGACTCCCAGATTAATTTGCTTATCATTAACAACTACAACACTACCAGTTAATGCAGTATCAATACTTGAAGAACCTCCACTAGTAGAAAATGTAATAGAATTAGAAGAATCAAACTCTATTGTATTTGTTGTATTATCACTATCTGTTTGATCTACTTTATTCCCATAACATAAAGATCTATCTTGATAATATTTTAAAACTTTAGTATCTTTATCAAATGATGCAACATAACCTTTTGCTCCAGTTACATTTTGAGTTATTTGTTCACCAATAGTTACTTCTCTAGAAGTTGTTAAACCAACAGCATAAAGAGATGAGAATGAATTTTCTGTAAAAGTTACTCCTGCTCCAGAAAATGTCTCAGGATTTTTTATAATACCGACTTGAGCAAATTTAGTATCTATTGGAAAATCTTTAGATGAATCATCAAATCTTGCATACATTAATACTTTATCTGTTCCTAATTCTTCGTAAATGTTATATCCATGACCTTTTGATGGTGGAATAATAGGTATTAACTTTGAACCAGATCCAGAATTGGTTCTGAGATCAATAATTCCATAAGTGTAATCTTTTCCTCCGCTTGTTACATTAACATTTGTAATAGTTCCAGAACTATCTACTACAATAGAAACTTCACCACCACTTCCATCACCTACAATAGATGCTGTTGCATTACTATATCCAGTTCCACCATCTTCGATATATACTGCCTTTACTTGATTATTATTAGTATCAGAATTTCCTCCTTCTCTGATAGTTTGAATATCAGAATCTGTTGTAGTTAACCAATCGTTAGGAACTGTAATATACTCTGTAGAATCAAATTTAATTACATCCGATGGAGAAATACTGAATAGATATTTCCATCTGTATCCATCAGAACCTGCAACAGGTGGTTCTACATCAGTCTGTGTTGGTTCTATTGTAGATCCTGTAACAGTAGGATCAGTACCAGAAGAACCATTATCTATACAAATATAAACTTTAAATTCACTTGTGACAACGTAATAATTTGCATCATATAATCTTACTGTTTTAGATACAGGGGATTCATTACCTTGACGGTAATCATGTCTGTACATGTCATAAGGAGTATTTGCGACCCATTCAACTTTTCTTATGACTCTTCGGGCATTTTCTGATGTAATTTTCTTACCAAATAAACTAGTATCTCTATAATGAGACAAATATTGAAAATTATCTACAGGATTATTAGTTGTACTTGTATCCCAATTATCTGTTCTTCCAAATCCAACTGAACCTGGAGTTGGATTTGATAACCCTAAGAAGGCATAATAAGAATTATTACTGATAGACTCTACAAAAGAACCAGCATTCAATATTCTAAATTGATCTGTTACGAATGCGGACATATTAATAGCTTTTTTATATATTTATAAGATAATTTTAATTTTCAATTATACTTCCCTTTTAGGTAATGCTCCGGTTTTTCTAATACCAATACCTCTTCTCTGAATTGTTGGATATGTTGTCAATCCAGATACGGTATTTCCAGTAACACCAATTGATATTGGGTTTGTAGATCTTCCCGTTGCTCCATAAATTCTTCCCCATGAATATTTTCCGACTGGATTTAATATATTTCCAGTGGTTCCAAGTCCAACAATTGGAGAACCTGAATCTACATTGCAAGTTAAAATTCCTACTGTGGAACTATTAGACCAATCAGAAACATAATAAACATTATCTAGGAAAGTTGTTCCAATTCCAACAACCGCAGAATTTGAATTGTCAATTGAGGTGACTCCACTACCAATTTGAGTATCATAGATATAAATTGGATAACCTGTTGATAATCCACTGAAGTTATTACTATCAAATACTGTAAATTGAAGTGCTAAAGGAACACCAATTCCGGATGCTGTTGTAATACCAGTTACAATTCCAGAGAATCCTGCAATATTAGCAAATCCTGTGATTTTTTCAATAGATCCTGTAGATTCTGTAGAAATACCGTTAATAATTACTGCATCTAATGGAACGGAAGAATCTGTATAACCATTATCAGTTTCATAATTAAATAATTCTACATTATCGACAAATATTTCAGTGTCTGTTGTAGATACATCTTTAATAATTCTTGCAGTTGGGAAAATTAAAGGTTCTAATACATCTCTTGATTTGTAAACATATTGACCATTAATTTTCTTATCTGTTTTTTGCTTAGTCCAAGATAGTGGTTTGTCGTTAGTTTCATCAATTCCCAATCCAACATAACGATTAGTTTCAAATTTGTCAGAAGTAGTTATATTATAAACTGTTCTTTCATCTTGTGTTATTGTATCTGGATAAATGTTGTTACTTATGACTTGAACAATATCACCAGTTTCTATAGTTGGGATAATATTATCAATTAATATAGAATCAGTTCCATCAACACCTTTATAGAAATAGATTTCAATTTCATCTTGAGGTAGTGGTGCTCTTGTAAAGACAAATGATGTTCCACCTTCAAAAATGTAATTTTCTATTGGTTTTTGTATTACTCCATTAACAAAAATTACAAGAACATTATTGATATTTTTCTCAATTGCAGAATCTGATTCAGGTTCAAAACTCAAAAGTGCTGAATTGTAATTGAGTGGGAATCTAACTCTTGATCCATCTTGTAAGTTTTGAATTGAATCAATATAATCAAGTTCACCAAATTCCCAAGCAGCAAAATTATCAGAGTAAGTATCAATTACTGTAATCTCAAAATCTGATATTGGAGAAGATAAGAAACCATCAGTTACTAATCCAACTGGTTTGAATACATCACCTCTTCTGAAATTATATCCTGGTCTTGAAAACTTAACTTCACTTACTTCAAATAAAGTAGATCCTATTCCCGTAGATCCACTAACTTTTAAATCTACTAATAATCCATTACCAGTATCAGTTGTTGCTCCAATTCCTAACCTAGAAACACCAACTATTGGTAGATTTTTATATGATGGATCAGAAACAAATATTTCTGGATTTACGTAATCAGTTCCAGCAGAACCAACATTAAATGATAAAGTTCCACCAATACCTATAGAATCAACTGAAACTACTGCTCCTGTACCGGCACCACCACCACTTCCTACACCAATTTGAATAGTATTCAATGTAGTTGCTGCAATTGCTACTTGCTGATTATGAATAGGGTCTCCTCCAGACTCTCCTCTTCTCAATTTTGTCTTAGATACTGCTCTTGGATAGGGATGATTTGTTGCATGATCATCCTTAGAACAAGTAAATACCAATCCTTCAGTAGCAATACCAATAGTATTTGCTGTTGTCAAACCATGATTGGCAACAGTCAACACCAAATCACCAGTTCTGGAATTGTAAGTAGCATCTGTTGCAGTATGGGTGCCTCCAGTATTATCTGTAATTGAATTTACTCCGGCACTTACAAATTTGTGATCATACTCTATATCTAATACAGTCACTCCTATGGAAACTAATCCATTATATCCAGATCCTAGATTGTCAGTGGTTCCCAATCCTACGGATATAAAACTACCTCCAGCACCAACAACAGCAGTCACAGAAGCACCTACAAGTGGTGCAAATCCAAGTCCAGGTGTAGATCCATAAGAAACTATAATTCCACCCCTAGGAACT